ATACTAGACATATTATTAATGCCACTACCAAAATCTGGATAGTCTTTGTCGATTAAAAAGTCTTGTGCTTGTTGTAGATCTTTAGCATCATTGCAGTGTCCTTGTGCCATCTGTAGAGTTTGTCCAAACGAAGCATGGTTACCGCTTGGTAACAGATCACTTTGTGCTGATGTTAATTTTGATAATACTGATGATGCCTGAGCTGACAATGCTGTATTAGCACTGGCTTCACTGGTTAATGCTGAGATGGTTGCTGTAACATTTGGATGAACTCTTAAGGCAGTACCATTTTTAATACCAACCATGGCCTGCATTGTTGCTGGTGTAATAGAGGCCTTCGAGGTACCAATGGTAACTCTTTTGTTCTCTGCTATTACTGTACTACATTGATCAGTAACTAAGTTTATGTCGTGTTCACTTGCCATCTTTTATTTTAGGTAACAATACCACTATCCACTGGTTCAATGCCTGTGGTTGTTTTGATATAATGATTTTGTACATCCTTTACTGTAGGACAGTGCATGATCACATGTTTTTTATCTAGTGTGACGTTTTGTTCTAAACTGCTGGTAAACAAACTTTGTAATAATCCAATACCTTGTTGACTAGGCATAACTGTACATGGTTTAGTTACTGTAAATGCTTCATCAGATTCTTCTACAATTTTAGCAACTAATTCATCACCGTTGACTACTTTAAATGTTACTATGTCATCTTTTTCGTATTTGTTAGCCACTAACATTCGACTCTCCTAATTTTTGATTTAATTCCTCATCTGATAATCTTGCCAGACCTTGATATCCACCTTCTACAAATAAGTTGCCATTTAGATATAATTGAGGTGCTGATCTATGACCTTGACCTATTAGCCATTCTCTGGCTTCAGAATCTTGATCAATATTAACAACATCAAATTCGATACCTTTAGTTTCTAATAGATATTTTGCTTTATCACAAAATGGACAATTATTTTTACTGTAAACTGTTAACATGTCTTTCCTCTTATAATGTTGGTAATTGATCGTAATCTATGCCTTCGCCCATAACGCCAATTACATAATTTGTTGATTCGTTTTCTTGTAATGCTGTCTGTTTTTTACTAGTGTCACTGTGTTTATTAAACCATGGAATTGGTGATGTCTTAGGTGCTGTATTCCAATATTTAAGACCAATGTCTTTTAACGCACCAACAGCAGTATAGTCTACAAAGTCTTTAAGAATATTTTCATTTAATCCAATCACCGGACCTTTCTTAAACAAGTATTCTGCCCATGCTTTTTCTTCAGCAATAACATCTTCATACATCTTTTGTACTTCTGCTTCACAGTCTTTTGCTACTTCAGCAAAACGTTTATCTTCTTTAACCACCTGATTAATCATCCAAGCAGTCCATTCTTTGTGTAATAGTTCGTCTTGTAGAATTAAACTAATAATGTTTCCATTACCAATAAAAATCTTGTTTTCTACCATTGCTAGACTCGTAGCAAACGACACCATAAAACGGAACGCTTCAAGGCCATAACTGGCGTTTAGAGCCAGCCAAATAGCCTTAATATGGTCTTTTTCGTCTATTTTATGCCCCAATTCTTTTTTACAGTTAATGATGTGTAGTTTGTCATAGTATTCGCCAATACTACTTGCCATTTCAACAATTTCTTTAGTGTCATGGATAGTGTTGAACACTTCCTTAGGTACATTATAAATGTTACGTATAATATGACTATATGAACGTGAGTGTATGTTAGTTTCAAAGAACGACCAGTTATAAACCAATGCCTCTAATTCTGGCAAGCCAACAACAGGAGTAAACACCTGACTTGGTGCCCTGCCCTGTAGGCTATCTAATGCTGTCTGTCTTAACAAGTTTGATGTAAAAATATGTTTAACTGTGTCACTGGCTTCTTTAAAATCGTTAGAATCTTTAGTTAAACTAATTTCTTCAGGAATCCAAAAGAAACCTCTTGCTGTTTGTTCTAGTTTAACTGCTTTGTTATATTTTACTTCCTCAAATCTTTGAATAGTTACTGGACCTTGTGGGTCTAGAAACATTTTTCTGTTTAGGTAATCTGTTTTTGTTTTTAGGTTATATTGTTCTTTACTCATTATAATTTACATGCCTCGCAATCGTCGTCTAAGTCACTTTCTATAGTGGTTGTTGTTATATATTGTGCCGCTATTTCTTCTGTTTCTGTTTTACCTTTACTACCAGCCTTATTAATCAAACTATAATAGAAAGTCTTAATTCCCCATTGATGAGCCATCATTAAATTTTTAGCAATTAATGTAGTAGGAACTTTATTGTCCTCAAAATGAGCTGGATTGTAAAATGTATTAGTACTTATACTTTGATCCACATAAGCGGCCAGTACTGCGGCTGTTTTGAGATATCCATCACAATCTGTTTGCTCCCACATCAATTGATATTTATTTTTTAGTTTATTGTACTCTGGAACTACCTGTATAAATGATCCTGCTTTTGATTCTTTAACTGAAATTAAACTCATTGGCATTTCAATACCATTGGTTGAATTAATAACCACTGAACTACTTTCAACAGGTGCTATGGCCATTAAGGTAGCATTACGCACACCATGACTTCTCATGTCACTGCGTAGTTGTTCCCAATCAAGTTCTGGAGTAAAGTCTGCTAGTTTGTTTACGCCTTTTGCTCTTAACTCCCATGGAAACTTCCCTTGTCCATAACGAGTAAACTCTGAATGTGTACAAGCGCCACGTTCTTTAGCAAGTTCTACTGTGCTTTCTGTCAAGTAATATGCCTGGTGTTCCATCCAAGTTTTAACTTCTTGTAGTGCTTCTTTCTCACCATATTTATGTCCACGTTTAGCATGCCAGTAAGCAAGATTAGTTATACCAATACCTAACGGTGATATTTCGTCATTACTTAATTTACTTTGTATACTTAAGAAGTCTTGGTAGTCTAAAATATTGCATAATGAACGTTGTAGTGTTTTACAAGCACGTCGCATATCTTCTGGGTGACGGAATGCTCCCCAGTTAATACTACCTAATGTACATAGGGCAATTCTTCCTTCATCGTCATCTAAACGTTTAAACGGTTTAGTGGGTAGTAATATTTCACAACACAAATTGCTTTGATAAATTGTGTGATGCTTAGGATCAAAAGGTCCTTGTTCAGCAACATTGTCCACAAATACAAGATAAATTCTACCTGTGTCAGTACGTTCTTTTAGTATGCCACCTTTGAATACTTCTTCTGCACTCATAGTCTTTTTACGCAGACTGGTTTTACGTTCGTACTTGACATACAGTTCTTCAAACAGTTTAGTGTCGCTATAAAATGCTTCATATAAATCTGGCACTTCGTTTGGATCAAAGAAAGTAATATTTTCTTTATTTTTAAAACGTCTCCAAAAGAAAGCATTTAAACACACACCATAGTCCATATGGCGTACACGAGTCTCTTCTGTACCTTGGTTGTTTTTAAGTACAATTAGATCGTCAAACTGATGATGCCAAATAGGATAAAATACACTTGCTGATGCGTTACGTATGCCACCTTGACTACATGATCTTAAATCGCCAAACCATTTCTTTAAGAATGGAATCATGCCAGTGTGCATGATCTCTCCACCACGGATAGGTGAACCCAATGGACGTAGTCTTCCAATTTCTAAACCAATGCCAGCACGTTTACTAGCATACTTGGCCATCATCTCACCTGAAGCAAAGATACTATCCAAGTCATCATCTGCTTTAATTAGTACACATGATGAAAACTGTTTTGTAGGGGTGCCCAAACCAGCAAGGACTGGGGTAGCGAGGGTAAAGAGTCCATCGCTGGCGCAGGCGTAATAATCTTTAATATATTTTAAACGTTGACTAGGAGCCTCTGCTTGAAAAACCGTAGCCGCGGCAATTATATATCTAATTTGAGGAGACTCATATATCTGTTTAGTAGCACGATTACGAACAAGATATTTTTCAATCATCTGTTCAATGGCGGCGTATGAGTATTGTTCATCTTTTTCATGATCAATGATACTATCCATTTTATCCCATTCTTCTTCTGAATACCATTCTAACAGTTCAGATGTGTATAAACCGGTAGCAACATTTGTCTTAACGATATCGTAGAGGCGGGGAGGAATATATTGACCATAAATATCTTTACGTAGCATTGACAATCGTTGTTTGCCTGCTACATATTGATAGTTAGTGTGTCCTATTTCTGGTTCTTGTTCTACATCTATTAGATCAACAATAGCACGTAGTGTAATCTCATCAATTTCTCTAGTACTAATACCATCATAAAAATGAGGTTGACTTTTAATCTCAATCATTGATTGACTTACATCAGCAATACCTCGACAAACCTTAGCAATCTGAGCTTGCCACTTAGTTAAGTCTAATGGCACAATAGTACCACCTCTCTTTTTAACTTGAATATTACTCAATTGAAACCCTCTTTTTATATGATGTTACTTCGTTCTAAAAACCATCTAAGTTTAAGTCTACCCTTGTATACTTATGAAGTAACTTTAATTCTTTTTCTTCTACTAGTTTTGTATTTACTATTTCGTAAGGCCAATAGTTAAAAATATATTTGCCTTTGTTTAACCATACCACAGTATGTCTTTCTTTAGCGGTGTAATCATAGTATGTACGCATTTCAATATCCTGCGGTTTATGACTACTAAAATATATAGTATATATTATTCCTAAACTTTTAGCAACATCACACCAGTAATTTTCGGCTAATAAAGTCCAAGGATCTGGCCATTTTTTAGGTTCATCTGGTGGTAGGTTATAATTAATAATAGGAGCAGTACTCCACATATTATTAAGCTCTACTACCGCTGTTTCTAATGGTAGTTTACCAAGTTCTTGTCTAAAGTCTTTCCAACGCGATAACTTTTCGTTAACACGAAGGTTCCAAAAATTATGCCACATTTTTTAATTATTCAAATGATTTAATAAAATATTTTAACGTAGCATTAGTACCGGTACTAGACGTGGTATATGAAAGTTTGGATAATGATCCATTTGCTGTAAAGTTTAGAGTAACTCCAGTGTCTGCTGTCTCGGTATAGTCATCTTCGAAAATTGCTGTTCCGCTTAGTTGAGTTACCTTGATCGTTCCTACTCTAGATGTTGATCCTCTTACTATATTATAGTTGATTAAACTAGTGCCACCTGAACTTACTTCTACTACAGTTTCAGTATCCGATGATTGATTATCACTAAGCGTTAATGTTTGGTATGGTACACCTAATTGTGTTTGAATTGTTGAAACATTTGATTCTAATGCTGTAACATTTGCTCCAAGGTTTTCAACTGAATATTCAGTAAGTATCTCTGTAACACCAATTTCGGGTGCTCCTTCTGAAAGGGTTCCGTTACCTATATATAAACGTCTTTCATCAGTACTCCATCCCATTTCTCCTCCATCTAATTGAGGGAGATTTTCCTGGAGTCCTCGTCGAACTTGTACTTTAGATATCTGAATTACAGCCATGTTATTAAACCTTCAATGTTATTTCGTTTTATGTATTTATACCAATTTGTAATACTGTTCAACTCTATCAAACCACTTTTCTTGCCATTTAGTCCATTCTGATCCTTCAATGGTCCATGTCTGAAACTCGTAGTCTTTTGAACACATAAGAATAGTGCCTGATTTAATATCTGTACCATGTACTTCGTTGTGTGCGGTACCATAGGCTGTTAACTGTAGGAAATAATCTTCTACCCATTCTGTTTTCTTAGGTTTATTAGTCTGTTTGTAGTCAATTATACAGGGTTTGCCTTTATAAACACCACAAGCATCAGTCGTGCCAGCATATAGTCCAGGAACATATAAAGGAACCTCAATGCCCCACATTTCATCAACATATTTGAGTCCATGTTCTACTATCTGCTCTGCCATTTTAAAACTCTGTTGACTGTAGGGATTGGTGCCTGGTTCGCCCATGTTTCTATCGTTTTCAACATAGTCTTCTAA